TTCGAATAAACCGAAAGCAGTACCACCTGCATAACCTCCAGAGATAGAAGCTAACATATCACCAAAATCAAGAGATGTTTGTCTCTGTAAGAATAACATGTTTTCTTCGATAGCTCCTTGAGTATCTAGGTTTTTAAGAATAGCATCAAACTCATCAAGTCCTGCAGCCGCTGTGAAACCAACGTTTACATTACCTCTGTCTCTAATAGCAGCAAATAAACCTTGCGTACCTGGTAAAAGAGCAGTTCTATAAACATCTACTCCACCAACTGGATTAGCGTTTAATTCACCTTCTACCATTGCCATTTCTAAGTAATCTTCGAATCTTAATCTAGTTTCAGACTCAGCTTTTAAATACCAAAGGTATCCAGAAGCACCATCTTCAGTAGCAACTTCAACCCAACCGATTTGTGCCATATCAGATCCAGTAACAACGTACTGATCTCTTATGATCACTGGTGAGTTAGAAAACTGCGTAAATGAAGGGTCAATGCTTACTCTAGTCGCTGAATTACCAGCACCCGTGCCGATAGTTGTTCCTTTTCCGTAAGCAGAACCGTAAACAAACATTTTAACTGTTGCAGCACCAATACTAATTCCTTGTGCAGCAAAAGTTGTAGCACCAAAAGGTTGTACTGTTACGTTCCCAGCAGCTGGAGCAGCACAAACAATACCTTTTGCTTCAGAACCATTAGGATCTAAAAGCACAACAGTATCATTTTGTGATATAACGTTAACAACATTAGCATTAACTGGAATTGTAACAACCGATTGATTGTTACCACCACCTGCTGCAGCAACTGTACAGCCGTCATAGGATATATGTAATCTATTTTGTTCAGACCAGATTACTTGATCTGAGGTCATTGGCATTTCTGCACCGACCATTCTTAAGAAGCCAGATAACGTTCTGTTTCCATAACGCTCTACTTCTTGTTCGTAAATTTCTGGTAAGTATTGTTGCGCAAAGTCATTCGCTCCACCGTTAAAAGCTAAATAAGCTGAAGGATCTGGAGTTTGAATAGGACTTGGAATAATACTCCCAAATTGTGGGGATAAAGCCATAATTTTTAATTTTTAATTAGTTAAATTTTCTTTTTTTGATTTTCAATTTAGAAGAATCAGCACCAGAAACAGATTTAACTTTAAAGCCGTTCACAAAAACTTCACCTTGTTGGGTTCTAGCTTTTGTAGATGATAAATTTTTAGATTTATTAACTACGTCTTTAACAGCGTCAGCCTTTCCTTGCTCATAAAAATGAGTCGCGATTCTATCTACATTTTCCGCAGCATAAATAGCTTTATGATAACCCTTCGCATCACTAACATTACCTTCACTGTCTAAGAACTTCTTAACTAAGTTATTAATGTTTGATTGGTTTTCAGCAACTACATCTACATCTTTTATATTGTACTTATACTTTTTCTCACCAACGCTTATATCGAAACCTTCGAAATCATTAGTGAAAAGTTTTTGAGTATTTTCCTTAAAAACTTGATGTTGTTGCTCAGCTTGTTCTTGCTGTTGATTGTATCGATTGAAAAAGTCCATAGCTTTTTGTTGATCTTGAGTTACGCCGGGTCTCAACTTGATTTCGTCGTAGTATTTCTTCTTAGTTTCTTCTAAAAAGTTTTTCGCTTTTGCAATCTCCTCTTTTTTAGCGAGTTTTTTCTTTTTGACGTCACGCTCTTCGTCAATTTCTGTATCGAAATGGAATTTATCTTCCATGATAAAATCTATTTCTTCAGCATCTAAATGTGGTTTAGTCTGCTTATAATATTCTTTTAATAAAGTACCATCATCAACCTGTGTATAATCCGCGTTTAATCTTACATAATCCTCTACGGTTCCACCGGTATCATTCATAAAATCTACAAGTTTTTCAATATTTTCAGGTAGATTAACATTTTCTACTTCTTCATGTTTTTCTTGTATATTTTCTTTTTCTTTTTCAACCTCTTCTTGGGTTACTTCTTTGATTGGAGAAAACCCTTCAGTAGTCTCGTTGGGCTCTTGTATAGATTCTCCCACCTCTGTGCTATCTCCGGATGGTTCTTCCACAGATACCTCCTTTGTTTCTCCGATTTGAATGGCATTTTCTTCTTTTTTAACTGCTTCGTTAGGGATTGTTACTTTAGTAACCTCATTAGGTATTTCTATTAGAGGTTCTTTTAAATTAACTTTAGTTATTTCTTGATCTACATTACCTAATTGTTTAGGTTTTGTTGGTTTAGATTTTACTTTAAAGTCACCCTCTTGTTTAACAGGTTCATTTGTTTTAATTTCTGACATAATATAATATAATTAAATAATTAATAAAATTAGACATCTAGCATCATGCTAGCCATATCTTTTGATTCAAAATCTATAGGTGATAAATCATTTTTTCTTTGATCTATCATCTTACTTTGTTGCGTACCTTCCATTTTTATACGCTTATCTTTACGATCTTCTATTCGTGCTTCTTTAGCATCCATTTGTTGCATATCCATTTGCTTCAATTGCTTATCATATTCAAATTGTGCTTGCATTTTTTCTTGTTCTAATTGAGCAGCTGTCTGCATACGTTGTATTTCCATCTCAGATCTAGCTTTTTCATATTGTACTTTAGATCCTGATATAGCTTCTTGTTTTTGAACTTCAGACATTGCTATTTCTTCTGCTGCTTGAGCTTGAGCTTGTGCTTGAGCTTTTGTTTGTTCTATAGCATTCTCTTGCTCTTCTTTTCCTTTTTGCTTACGTTTTACTTTAAGCATTTGATTAGCTAATTTAAGATTTTTGATTTGTCTTAAATCAATAGCATCTTCTAAATCAATACCTCCTTGTTGTAAAGCTACTTGGATATTTTGTTCTAACTGAGCTTGTTGTTCTTCATCTGGTTCTAATTCTAAATAAATACCAAAGTCATGAAGATTTAAAGTTTGTATTTCAGTTAAAGTATTTACGTTATAATTAGAAATATTATTAACTAAAGACTCTGATGTTAGTGGGAATTCTAACGCGTCAGCTATTTTCAATGCTATATTTTCTGCTATTCTAAGTGTTACATATAAACTCGCTTGTTTGATATGTCTAGTTGCAACGTTAGAAGCATTAGCTGCCATTTTTTGTAAACCTACTAAAGTTTGTTTATCTGGTGTAGTACCATCTCTAGCTTCATTTAATCCGGTCACATCTCTTATCATTTGTAAATAATATTGATATGTAGTAATTAAACTTTGTATTTTACCTTGACCAGAACTAGCTGTTAATTCTTGTATAGGAACTTTACCAGGATTCATATCTCCATCTTGAGTAAGAGATCTACCAACTATTGAACCAGTTTGGAAATACATGTTTAATGCTTCAGCTGGATTATAATTAGTACCGTTACCTAGATCTACTTCCGCTAATCCGTCCATATCTAAATAAACACCATCTGGTACCATTTTAGATAATACTTGTTGTAATTTTAAATGAGTTAACTGAATCATATCAGCAAAACCTATACACTTACTAACAAGAGATTCAATTCTTCCTTTATACATACGAGGCGCACATATAGCATAATTCATTTCTACCTTAGTAGTATCTGACATTGGTCTAGACATATTTTCTGCTAACTCCCATCTTAACATTGTATCTGTTCCTAAGACTTTAGCTCCACTATATAAAACCTCTATAGATCTTGCTACTCTTTCAAAGTTATCATTCACTGGTGGATTAAAAGTATCAGGTTTTTCTAATGCTTTTTGTAAACCTTGTTCAGTTTCTTTTATTTTAAATACTTGATTATGATAAGTTTTATAATCAAAATACATTACTTGAACAGTGTTTTCATCATAACCTCCCCAACCTGTAATATAGTTTCTATTGCCAGGCATTTTTTGTATTCTTTCTAATTCTTCTTTAGATATATTAGGAAATTCTTTTTTAAGTTCAGGGATTGTTATTGATTTTAATTCACCTACATAATATATATCTTCAAAATTTGGATCTTCTGTGTAAGAATACACCATATAAGCTGGATCTACATAATCAACTACTATACCTTCTGCAGTGTTAAAACTAGTTTTACACGCACCAATACCCAGTACAGCTAAATCCATGTTTAATCTACGCTTAGTTAAATCGTATTTATTATGATCCATAACAGAAGATATAGCTTCTTCTTCTGCTATTTCAATGCTTTGCTTATAAGATAATTGCATGTGCAATTCTAATTCCTCTGCGGTTTCTGGTAATACATCGGCACTTTTACTTTGGTATAAACTTATTCCTAATGATTTTTTCAACTCTTCTAAATAATCTTTAGCCAACATATCTTCCTGTATTTTTTCAGCATATTTGGTTCTTTTCTTTACTGAATCAGGATCTTGTGCGTAAGCTTTTATATCATAAGTTCTAGAAGATATACCATTCACTACAATATCTACAAATTTAGATAGAATAGGTACAGGTTGCCAATCTAAATTAAGATAAGACAAATCACCATTAATAGATAATTCATCTTTATATTTTTGTATACTTTGTTCTCCACGAGCATATAATCTTAATTGGTGAAATTGATTCCAATTAGTCAAATATCTATTACCTTGAGTTCTTCCAGTCTTAAACCATTCATATTCAATAGCCATAGCAACTTGACTTCCGTATTCAATACTAGCTTTTTCAGCATCACTCACTACTTGACTAGGGAAAGCACTATTAGTATTAGTATATATATTCATTAATTTATAATTTTTGATAAAGTTCCTTTATTATTGTATTTTTTTATACCTAAATCAACTGGTTTTAATTCTCTTTTATTTACAGGTGTATATCTATGTTTGTTACACGCCATTAAAGCTAAACCTGAGCTAATAGAAGCATCATGAGAGGTTCTATTGTTTATGTTAAATCTAGACCAATCTTCTAATGTCCTTTGAAAATACATATCTCCGTAACCTGTTTCTTTTAATCCTACAAAATGTTCTATATAGGTTTCAATTGCGGATGCGTGAGCTTGTTTTATATCTTCGCTTGAGTTAGGTATACCACCTATCTCTCTTTCTGTAACAGATAATTTATTTCTT